CCCTGACAATGAATTTATGAATATACTTAGAGCCATTAATGGGTTTGAAACTATGTTACATATGGCTAATATGCAAGAAAAAGGTAGAGTTAATTTTAATTCTAAATTTGTTGTATGTAGTACTAATATGATTAAACTTCATGCAGAAAGTATTATTAGTGATGATGCATTAAATAGAAGATTTCCTGTGAGAGTACTTGTTGTACCTCGCAAGGAATATTGTGTTGACCCTAATGTTGGTCATTATAGCAAGAAGATTGATGTAAATAAATTACCTCTAGCTACTATTGATAAATTTAATCATAATTCTTTAGTAGAATCAGGAAGTTATGAAGATAGATTTAAACATTCTCGTCATTCAGGCAGTGCTATCACTAGTCTTAATCCTGATATTCAGGAATTCATTAGAACGGATAGAAATGGTGTACCCTATGGTGCACCAATGGATTTCCATCAACTTATTGACATTATTGTTGAACATTATTTTGAAAATGAAGCAAGACACATATTAGCAAAGCAACAGTTTGAAGAAACAGCTATGTCGTATAGATACGGTTATCAACTTCAAGATCATAATGATGAATTGTATGAAGATGAATATAGTGATGATGAAGAAGATGTAAAAATGGAAACATTATCACCTCAATCTAATATAGATCGTGATAGTAGTAGTAATTTTGCTGCATTTTTATCATTGTATTTTGATGAAGATACGATCGCTCATGCATATAGAATTTTTAATATTGTCAAGAGAGAGAAGCATGAAAAAGAAGTATTAAGATTATGGAGAAGAATCCCTGATCTTATTCGTTATATTCCTGCAAAGGACTTACTAGTGTTTACTCTATGTTCACATTTCAAAAAGGTTGGAATCCTTGATCCGATGGGAGCTGATTTTGTGCCTAGTTCTTTAATGGGTTTACCTTATCTTACGTTTTTCGGAGCGGCTGCAAAGATTTATCATAGTGCTAAAAGCGTTTTGGCAAATCTGAAGCAGGTTATACTTCCGTCTTTCGTTAATACATTAATGAAAATTGTGGAATATAAAAACTGGATTATTATTGCGATAGGACTATTCTTTACAAAGAAATTAGTAAATAAAGTCTCGACTTACTTTACTGGAACAGGACAAGAAGTTCTTTGGGACCCTAAAGAAGAAATTAAATCCCAAAGTATGGGTCTAAGTGATAAAATGGCCCAAGCGAAAGTTAGTCATTTTAATAAACTAGCTAGGAATGTTCCTCAAGGAGGAACAATGGATAAATCAGGCTGGTCGCTAATGCAAAGAATAGTTAAAACTAATGTCTTTTCTATAGTTTGGAATAAAGCCCCTAATATTACTAATAATCTGGGATATCTTACCATGCTCAAGGGAAGAATAGGTATTATGCCTTTTCATTTTATCGTTACTTTAATTAGGACTATGGAAAGTGAGCCATTGATGGCAAAAAGTATAATAACTTTTGTCAAAAGTGGTACTGAATCGTTTAAATATACTATTTCTAT